AAGGCGCCGCCCGCGGCAACAGCCTTGCCCGCCAATCCCGCCGAGGTGCCGGTCAACGCATAGTCGCCGGCATTTGCCGTGACCACCACCGCCGCCCCGGCAGTGTCAATGACAAAGCTCGCGGCGGTGCCGGTCAGCGCGTAGCTATCGCCGTCGTAGATCACCCCAACCTGCGGCGCCGGATTGGGTAGGACTGCGTTGCTTTCGTCGCGGTTATTGATCCATTGCCAGTTGATCGTGTTGTCAACCAGCGCGGTGTAGCCCCACAGTGCCGAGGGCCGGATGATGCAGTCCTGTACCGTTACGTTCCACATCGGTTCCGATTGGAACCGGCCATCCGAATAGATCGGCGAACTCCCGCCGTCGATAATCAGGCAGTTGTCGATCAGCTGGCTGTTGCTTGAACCCGAACCAAAGAAGTTGTTGAGGTTGATGCAGGCAGTTTGCGATTGCGTATCGTTCCACAGCGCGCAATGCCGGATAATAAGGTTGTCGATGCCGGCATTAACCTCGATGCAATCGTAATGCGGATCGCCTGCCACCGTGTTGTTGAGATCGTGAATGTAGCAATCGCGGATCAAGGTGTTATGGGTGCCGACGTTGACGCCATTGTCCACGCCGCTGATGTTGCAGCGCAGAACCGTCGCCCCTGTTGCCCCATTGAGCAACATCGCGTTGGTGCAGTTGTCATGACCGTCGAAGGTGCAGTCCTCGATCAGCACATTGTTGCCGCCGCCGAGGCCGTCGTCATAAACCCGCAAGGCGTTGTTGGCCGCTGCACTGTCGAACCAGCAATTGCGGATGGTGACGTTGTCGTGGGTGACGATCATGTCCGCATTGGTCAGATGCAGATTTTCGATCACCTCCCCGTTGGTGCTGGAACGGAACGTGTCGCTGTCGAACAGCGTGAACGACGTTCCCGGCGCATAACCGGTATTGGTCGCGTCCGGCCACTTTCCTTGAAACGTGACCGGCGAGCCGGTGAGCGTGTAGCTGCCGGCCGAGACAATGGCCTTGCCCGCTAGCCCCGCCGAACCGCCGGTGATGGTGTAACTACCGGCCGAGAGAATGGCCCGGCCTGCCACCCCCGCCGATGAACCGGTGAGCGCATAGCTACCGGCCGCCGCCGTGAATGTGGTGCCGCCCGCAGCCGCCGCCGTGAACGCGATCACAAGACCGGAACGGGCTTGCGGCGTGCTGCCTACGGTCTGGGTAAAGGTGGAGCCATAAGCGGTGGAGCCGTTCGCGGTAACAAGCAGATAGGCCGACACCGACACGTCAATGGTGCCAACGCCGCCAAATTCCAGATCGGTGAAGCTATTGCTGGCCGTGCCGGTGAAGCCGGTCAGATTGCTGCCGGCGGAAAACCCCCAGCCACCGACCAGCAGCCGGTCGCCCGCAGTCGGTGTAATGTTGGGCGTTGCCTGCGTGCCGCCCGATGCCTGCGTGAACGTCCCGTTGGATATGTCGTAAGGCGTCGGATTAACGCCGGAGAATTCTCTTAAGGTCCAACTCGATCGGGTGGCGCTCCCGATCGTGTATTGCAGGCTGTTCGAGCCATCACTGATCCGCCACCAGATATAACCGCCGTGGAAGGTCTGCTGCTCCATGCCGGTGGATTGCGTCCAGCCGGCATTGGGCGAGGCGTTGTAATCGTCGGAGGCGAACGTCAGAACAACAAGATTGCCGGATGTCGGCGCGACGCCAAAGCTGGCGGTGGTGGTGGCGGTGGTGCTCGTCCCGTTTGCTTTCTGGACGAGAGCGATAGCCATGGGTCATTTACACCAACGTGAACAGCGACGCCTGGAAATCGATTTGCAGTGTGTTGCCCGAGGTGACCGTGGTGGATGACCCGTTGTCCCAGTACGCCACCAGATTGTCTGATGCCGAGGTGTCGTTGTAGAGCGCGGCATAGCGGAAGGTGATGCCGGCGCCTGATGCCGTCCACGCCGTCGGATCGGTCGCGGTGACCGTCACAGTGCCGCTGCTTTCCGATACGCCGATGGTGGTGGCCAGCCCGCCCGCGGTGTAGCCGTTGGCGGTCGATAGCTCGGTGATCGCCGACAGTGTGGTATGCGCCGCCGATGGCGTGCCGTTCGACAACGCCACCTTGAAGGTGTGCGAGCCGAAGTTATGCACGCCGTTCACCAGTTGTTCGACAAAGTCGTTGTATTTGGAATAAACGGCCATTTAATCCTCCGATGTCAGCGCCGCGCCGATCACCTTGCCGGTGCGCGGGTCGCGGTGGATCACCGCTTTACGCGGCCTGCTCATGGCCTCGATCAGCCCTTGATGCGATTTGCCGATGCTTTCCATCATGTGGGCCAGCATATCGTCGGGCGTCCGGGTCATGCCGCTGGCCTGCCGGATCTGCTGTTGCTGCATGGCAGCGTCGGCGGCTTCCCGCTGCTTGGCCGCGGCTTCCTGCTGCTTGAGTTGCGCCGTCTGCTCGGCCTTGAACATCTCGATTTGAATTTGGTTTTGCGCCTTCTCGCGCTCCAGCGCCATTTCCTGGGTAGCGCGCTCGCGCTCGGTCTGCGCCTCAAGCGCCGCCGCTTGCTGCTTGAGCGTCATATCGGCGGTGGCCTTTTCCTTCTCCAGCGCGAGCTTGGCCTGTGAGGTCTGCTGCTCCAACTGCAGTTTGGCCTGCGCTTCCGCCTGCTTCGGATCAGGCTGCGTCTGCTCCTGCTCGCCGGCGTCGCGGAACCGCTTCTTCACGTCGGCAGGCAATGGCGAAGTCTCGATGAGCACATCCATCACCGCCGCGCTCTTGGTCGGCGATAGCATCGGCGCCACCGCCGGTAAGGCTTGGCTGATCGCGTCGTAGGTGTCTTGCATCAAGGTGACGGTGTCGGGGCCCTCGTCCAGAATGATGTCAACGTCAAGCTCGCCGATGGCGTTCTGCTTTTGCGGCATGCCATCGGGCCCGGGCACCGTGGCGTTGATCTGCACGAATTGCGGCTCGCCCTGCGCATCGGTGACGCGGATCCAGCGTTCATTGACCCAATAGCTCTGCGCGGCATTGAACAGCGAGCGATAAACCCGGATTTTCCATGATCGTAGGTTAGTCATGTAGGGCCCAAGCTCGGCAATGCCGGCTTGCTGCAACAGCGCGATGGCGCGGCCGGACGAGCCCTTGCCGACATCGCCGCCGGCAATCGCCGCGTTGGGCCCGAAGTTTTCGATCTCCTGCGCCGCGTCGCGCATGAATTCGAGTTGGCCCATCACCGCCGCCTGCTTGGCTTGATCGTCAAAGCGCAGGTCATCGAGCCCGGTGTTGACCAGCACGATGCCATCGGCCCGCGCCGCCTCCTGCCGCAGTTTCTCGACGTTGGTGTCGGCCACCGCCGCCTTGGTGGCGATGATGCGGCGGTTGTTCAATTCGTGCAGCCCTTTCGAGCGGCGCTGATTAACTTCATCCTGCGGCGATTGCAGGTTACGAACGAACCCATACCTATCGCCGTCGTGATCGACCGAGGCCGAGAACATCAGGTATTTGGCGAACTGCTTGCCGTTCTCATCGGTGAACGGCGATTGCCCCTGCATCAATATCTTGGAGCCGGTGAACAGCGCCCACTTCCACCCGCCCTTCGACTTGTACCAAATGTCAACAAGCCTGACCTGCTTGAAATCGCCGCTGGCCTGGAACCATCTGGTGTCGCGGTCGGAATTGCTGGTCAATTCAAGCGAGCTATCGCACGCCGCCTTGATGTCGTCTGCCATGTCGGGAAGAATTTCATTCATCAATTCCTCATCGACATATTTGCCCATTCCGACATAGCGCGCGTCGGAGAAGTCGTGCTTGAACGATCGCGGGTCATAAAAAAACCCGTCGTTATCGACGGGTCCGAAGATCACATCATAGTCGGGCTGTTGTGGTTCTGGTGGCGGCATGCCCGGCATCATGCCTTGTCCGGTCTGCTTCGGGGCCGGCATCGGTTGGAGGTCCAATTCGATGCCGCCGATGCCGTCCACCGCCGCGGCTTCGTTCACCAGCGGCGCCACCTCGTTCCACTTGTTGCGGTCCATCAGATAGCGCAGCACCGCGGTCGCCAGATCGGCACCTTCCTGATGCTGCGGCGTACGCGGATAGGCTTTGGGGTCCTGCTTGAGCCGTTCCACCAGCCCGACAATGCCATCGACCTTGCGGCCGATCTTGTTGTAGGTCACCACCGGCTGCTTGCGCTCATTGAAGGTCTTGATCTGGTCGGATGTCCATTGCGCGCCGTGGCGATAGCGTCGCGCGTTCTGTTGCTCTTGGATCTCCAAGGTCTTGTTGTCGAGATACGTGGTGTAGGCGTTAATGCACTTTTCCAGCGGCCAAAAGCCCTCTTTGTCTTCGCCCTCGGGGTCAACGATCGGCGCATTGCGGCCAGCCGCCGAGCCGCCCTGCGGATAACCGCCGCCCCGGATCGACAAGACGTTGCTGATGGCCATTTATTTATTCCTTGCCCGCGACGCGCTCGACCAGTCGCTGTACCGCTGCCACTTCCTGCTTGAGCTTGCCGAAATCACGGTGCAGCACGCGCAATAGCTCTTCAATCCGATCCAATTGCGTCCCGCTTTGGGATTGGATCAGCGATTGCGCCATTCGCGTTACCTCAATAAGTGCGCCAATCCCCGGGCTGCTCGCCGCGCGGGTGGATCTGCGCGTAGCCGCTCACGTCAGCCGGCTTCGGCTTGTCTTTTTCCTTCGCCCATGGTCTACTCATACACGCATAGCGTGCACAATCTCCACTATGATCTTCTGAGTCACTCAACACGTCTTCCGGCCGATCGGGATCGTGCTGCAGAAATGGAACGGTTCTAATGAAATCCACCGCGGTGGAGAAGACCACCATCATCGCGTGGCCGTCGTCGTTGCCTTCCATGCGCCAGCGCATCACGTCCCAACCGCCATTGGCCCAGCCGCCGGGCTTGTGCACCCGGGAATTGTCGGCGCGGCGAAACCACACCTTGCCCTGCGAGCCGGTGCCCATGCGCTCGGCGATCGAGGGCCCGCCGTCCTGAATGAAGGCCGAGGGATCGAGCACCCCGTAGGAGATTTCTTCGTCCTTTTCCCGGGTAGATATCCCCTTCCCCACCTCGTCGGCATTCATCTTGATCCCGACATTCGGCTCGCCCGGCTTCATGCCGTACCATTCGCGATAGAGCACCATGGCGCCGCGCGGCAGGAACTTGCCGCCGTAGGTGCCATCGTCCGACACCACCGCCCACCATTGGACGCAGAAT